TGTGCCTGTAGCGGCTAACAAAACAGCCACACTGAATCAGGTGATGGCCAAGAAGGAGAACACGCTGTTCTTCTCTGGCGACACGCCGCACAACATGGAAGGCTTGCTGGGCTACACCGGGATCCAGACCTATTCGGTTCCCACGGTGGATGGGCATACTAAGTGGGCGGACAAGACGGCGGCGCAGATCCTCGATGACATTCGTGCAGTATGGAAGAAGGTCGAACTACAGGACAACTACCATGCCACTATGCTCTTGCTCAACACTGCCACTTCGGGGGCGCTGCATGAGCTGATTGGTACGAATGCACAGCGCACGATCTACGAGTTCATTGTGGCGCAGAGTTGGTTCCCGGCGGGAATTCTCACGAGTGGTTGTATCCCTGCGGGAACGTTTGTCGTGCTGCAGAACACGCGTGACGTGATCGAGTACGCACTTCCGATGGATGTGAAGCGCTATGATCCGTACAAGGTCAATGGGTTCACCGAGGAACTCGACTTTGAGGAGCGCTATGGTGGGGCGTTGATCTATCGTCCGCTTGGTGTCTGCGTGGCTACGGGGATTGCGTAGGCGATTGCTTGCTGCTTTGGGGAGGGATTGAGATGCCCGAGGTAAGAGTAATGAGCGTGCGCAACCAGATCGATCATTATCCGCTTGAGGGCGGGGGCACGCTTACGATAGTCCCCGGCCTCAATGTGGTTGATGGCGCAGAGCTAAAAGCAGCGATTGCGCGGACTGATGGTAATGATGCAGGATTTCGCGCCCGTGTTTCTACAGGTGAGTATACTGTTCGGATGCCACAGGTAGCAACGGGGAAGTGGGGTGGCTGACTTTTTGTCTCCTTTTGGTTGGCCACCCCGGAGCGGTTTTGTTGAAACGTTTGCACACGGGGCGGGGAACATATGAGCAGCGTCTATCGACCGAGTGTTGTTGATGTACGCCTGATTCGCCAGTTCAAGATGGATGATCCTTCATTGGAGGGGTACATCGATCTTGCGGATAGCGTGGCCACGAATACCGCAATCACTGATGACATTCGTAAGAAGATGTGGGCATTGCTTGCTGCACATCTAGCTACGGTGATGCGCGAGCCAGAGGCAGCCTCGGTGCGGATCGGCCCGCTGCAGACATCATTTGCTGTTGCTGCATCTACGGCGAATCTTGAAGGATCCGCGCCGGGCCGTGAATACCTGCGGCGACTCAAGCGGTTGAACCGTGGACACGTCCTCCGATGAGCCCTAACAAGGTGGTCGACGAAAACCATCTGCCTGGAATCATCTCGGCAATCGAGAGCTTGCGTGGCTATGAGGTAGAGGCGGGGATCTTCGGAGCAAATGCCACCAAGTATGTGCCTGTTTCTGATCGAGGAGAGGGCCAACAATCGACGATCAACATGCTTGAATTGGCGCAGATCCTCCATGAAGGGTGTCGCATCAGGGTTACCAAGAAGATGCGTGGTTGGTTCGGGCATCGCGGAATCCACCTCAAGGCAAGCACGACCGAGATTGTTATCCCAGCGCGCCCATGGATCGATGCGGCGAATGACAAGGCCGCCCCGGTGGTGATGAAAATCATCGAGCGGGCGATCGATAACGCGATTGACAAGCAGAAGAGTGAGGGGCGTGCCGCCTGGGAACGGGTGGGGTTAGAGGTAGTGGGGTTAATCAAGAAAGAGATGGTTGATCTACGTGATCCTCCTAATAGTCAGCTTACGATCAAGTGGAAGGGCTCTGAGAACCCATTGATCGACCATGGCCACTTATTGCGCAGTAACGTGCACGAGGTGAGGCGACGATGACGGGCTATGCTGGCACGGCGATCAGAGCGGCGCTGCTCTCGTTCGAGGAGACGTTACGAGTAGTTTCTGTCACGCAGACGCGGGTGTTGGGGCGCACTCAGGACACTGAGAGCGCTCCTAAGACGTTCAGTGGGGTTATCGCTCCCGCTGAGGAGTGGAGGCAGGTAATCACTCAAGGAGGCGTTATCTCGGGCACACAGCCGGTGCTCATTGTGGATAGCGACCTAGTGGATACCCTTGGTGCAGCTTTAAGCATCTCCAAGAATGACATCCTTATCCGTGGTGATGGCCAGCGGTTCAAGGTGCTTTCTCGCCTTGATGAAGCTGAGCGTTATGGTGTAGTCCTGTATACCTTGACGGAGCATCGCACATGACGGATTCGAATCCTGACCTTACTTCTCTTGTGAATCAGATTGTTTATGGCACCAATGATCCTGCCGCTGTTCCTGCTGGTGGTGTAATGGCAGCCTGTGGTTTGGATGCTGACCATGTGGTTGGTGAACGAGATGTGGGAGAGCGCCCCGCTTATCCGTTTGCCACGTTTCTGTTGCTTCAACCCGGAACGGAGGTCCTGTATGGACCACCCAACAACGAATATCGCACGGTTGAACCGGATCCGGATGATGAGCATGGAGTGTTATTGCACCATTCCAACGTGCGTAAGCGTATTCTGCGGCTCTACTTCTATGGCCAAGAACCCGGGCAACGTCAGGAGGAAATTGGTGCTCTGGCAAACAAGGCACAACGCTACCTGCAGTCAGTGGTGAATCGAGAACTAGATTTGTTAGGTATGGATGCAAGGGTTGAAAGCGCGGGTGACATGCGTGATGCCTCTACGGTGCTTAATGACACAACGGAAATCCGCATAGGGTTAGATGTGACGCTAATAGTAGGAGAGGCGTACGTGGTGAAGGCCAATACGTTTGAGGATGCAACAATGACCCTCGCAGAAGGATCGGGGGCGGAGGAGGATGAAGGGGTGATTGTATTATGAAACGACGGATTGAATCGAACTACGCCTATCCGACTAAGTACCAGGGAGATCTCCTTGCTTTGCGCCCGGGGATCAATCTAGTGGATGAAGCTGTGTGGGCAAATGCTAAGAGCCGAAGTTCGCGGTTAAGTGCTCAACTTAGTGTAGGCAAGGTGAAGGACCTGGGGCGCCACGTAGATTGGTTCCTTGAACATCTCAACGGTCCTGACGCGGATCCGAATGTGAATGACCTCGACGCCGACGAGATCGATGTCGTAGCAGCACAGACGAAGGATCGTACAGTGCTTGAACGCTTGCTCGCAAGTGCCGAGCGTGGAGGGATCAAGCAGGTGTTGCGTGCCGCGCTGGGGGGGAGGGGATAAGAGATGGGTATCGAACGAATACATGTGTCGGTAATCGATGGAACGAGACCGTTTGCGGTCTCTACGTTCAACATTCCGCTAATCTTGGGGACCTCGACGGATCCGTTGGCGGTGAAGGACACGTTGAAAGCGTACTCCTCGGACGATCTAACGGCGATCGCCGCAGACTTTCCGACGACCACGCCTGAGTATCAGACTGCGGCCAAATTGCTGGCACAAGATCCACATCCAGACCTGTTGTACATCTACTCACTTACGCGCACGGCCACGCCAGTAGCAACCGATTTGTCGGATGGGCTATTGGCTGCGGTGACAGCTGTAGAAGAGGCGCATCTTGCGTCCTTCTACTTTGTGGTGCCGACTGAGCATGAAGAGGTGGCAGGAGATCTTGAGGAACTAGCAGATGCTGTGAGCGCGCAGACGATGATCTTGGTCACCGCGAACAAGGATGGTGACACGGCAGCGGAGATTAAGAGTGTGTGTGACAACATCAATTCCGATCGCGTGGTCATGTTTGCGCATACCGACCCGGATGGTGAGCGCCCTGATGCAGGATGTGTCGGCTACTGGGCGGGAATGCCAGTTGGATCACTAACCTTGGATACCAAGCCGTTCAACAACGTCTCGGCGGCCGACTGGAAGTCGGCGGATATTGCCACGCTTCTCGCAAATACGCCAGGCGTATCCTCGGCAATCCCCTATGTTAAGCAGGCGGGAGTAGCTGTTTCCGTGGGGTCGTGGACCACAAATGGAACCTATGCCGATCTGCGGCGCTGTAAGGACTGGCTAGTGGCCAAGATGAAGGAGGCGCTGTTTGGTCTCAAGCTACAGAACCCAAAGGTTCCACAAACCGAGCATGGAGCAACTATGATCCAGCATTGCCTTGAGGGCGTGCTGAATAGGGCTGCTGATCTTGGAATTGTTCAACAGCGGGCCGGAGTTGGCCGTTGGGAGGTTGACATTCCGACACTAGCGTGGCTAGCGGCGAATGATCCGCAGGCGCTTGCACAACGACATCTACGCACGATCAGGATCCGCGTGTGGCCGCAGGGTGCTTGGGAGCAGTTTACGGTGCTTGTGTATCTCAACTGGTCACTCGAATAGATAGGAGGTGAATTGACTAATGGCAAAGACACTGTTTGATCCGGAGAAGCATACTATTACCGTCAATGGTCGTGTGATTACTGGTTGGGATGAAGCTTCCGCGGAACATGATCAGGAGCGATTCACCGGATATCGATCGGGTGACGGGAAGGTCTATGTTGGCAAGGATCCATGCCTGCTGGGCACATTGACGCTGACCTTACCGATGGTCAATGCACATACGGCGTACCTGGACAACCTTGCGTTGTCTGATAAAGCGTTCCCTGTATCGTCAATTGATCGATCAGCATCGATGCGGTCTGCGCGTGCATCGCGGGCCCGCATCAAGAAACAGTCGGCGATGGACCGGCAGGGGAAGGATCCCACCAAAGAGGTGTGGGCCTTTGTATGTGAAGATCTGACCATTGGCTATATGGGTGCTGAAACAGATGACGTAGCAGCAATCCCAGTGGATGATGAGACTTAACTAAGAGGAGGATGTTATGGATGAGGAGGATAGGAGACATCTCACCCTTGATCCACAAAGCGATCCGTTTGAGGACATTGACGAACAAGAAGTCGTCGATGTCCTTGGCGTACCCTTTGTATTCCAGCACATGCTGGTCAAGGACTTGAAACGCTTGGAGAAACAAGCGCGCAACCCGCGCAACAACGAAGTTGACGGAGCACGGTTATCGCGCAGCTTCTATACCAATGTGGTGCTTGGTCGTGCCGACAAGGAAGGGCGGCTTATTCCTGGGAGCAAGCCTGAGTATGACAATTTGATTGACAAGGTGGCGAACGCGTTCGACGCAGCGATCACCTCCTTTCTTGGCTACGGGGGAGGCTAAGTTACGACTAGGTGTTCTGGGCTGGTTGAATGAATGGGGGCTGATCTTTGCAGGCTATCTTACGTATTCTGAGGTGTGGGGGAGCCCTCGCCGAGGATTGACCACACGGCAGGCAGCGGAAGTTGGTGTGGCCTACGAAGAGTGGGAACGGTTTCGTGATGCTTATAAGAAGTGGGAAGAGCGGCACGATCCCAGTGTGGAACCGATCTTTGATCGCCAGAAGTACATGAGGAAACGTAGGAGGGAGATCGAGGAAGAGCTCTAATAGGCAAGGGCTCTTGATCGATCTCTTTTATTTAGGGGGATAGGAAGCAGATGGCTACTGGCCGCAAGATCTCGATTATTGTCGATGAGCAAGGGGCTAATCGTGTTGCAAAGAGCCTAAACAAGGTCAACACGGTCGGTGACAAGGTCTGCGCCTCTTTCAAGCGGCTCACTGCGGGGATTGGTGCGTTTACCAAAAAGGCGCTGATCGCTACGGCTGCGATCACTGGACTAGTCTACGGGGCATCACGGTTTGCCCGGACAGTGTTTACGCCATTTATGGGCCTCGAGTACACGATGGCGCGCGTGCGTGTTGCCGAGGGCGCCACCATAGAGCAGACCAAGGCGTTGACAGAGGTTGCCAGCCAGCTCGGGCGCGATACTCTCTACTCTGCCTCGCAGGCAGCCGAGGGGATGCTGTTCCTGGCCAAAGCCGGTCTCGATGTCAAGCAAACGATGGAGGCTATTCCTGGGGTGCTGCAGGCCGCTATTGTTGAAGATCTGGACCTTGGAACTGCTGCAGACATCGTTACTGGATTGCTCAACGAGTTTGCATTGTCCGCTGATAAAGCAGGAATTGCCGCAGATGTACTTGCCAAGGGCTCGAATCTCGCTAAGACAAATATGCCTGAAATGTCGGAGGCGCTTAAGTACTTCGGAGCCACGGCACACGAGATGGGCTATGATATTCAGCATGCAGTGGCGATGCTTGATGTGCTTGCTGGTAAGATGATCCGTGGCTCAATGGCTGGAACGGCCATGCGTCAATCGATGTTGCTGTTCCAAAAGGTGCAGGCGGCAGGCACATTCATCACAAAGGCACAGACCGATGCCATTAGGCGTCTCGGTCTCGATGCAGGCAAGCTGGCTAAGCAGATTAAGTCTGGCGATCTCACATTTATGCAGTTCCTCAGCACCCTTAAGAAGGCGGGAGCGACCACCGGGGACTTTGCCAGCATCTTCGAACAACGAGCGGCTGTGGCGGTCAACGCTTTGGCCGAAGCCGCAGAGACGTCCTTCCCTAAGTATGTCGATGAGCTGAATGACGCAGTTGGATTCACCAAGGAAGCAGGTGATGTTCTTGAGACCACGCTGGCCGGGCAGGTTAAGCAGATCAAGTCATCATGGGAGACGATGACCAATGCGCTGGCCACGACTTTTGCCCCGGGGCTGCGTGACTTCCTGCAGTTTGAGCTGCGCCCTTGGACCAATGATGTTACCAAAGCCTGGGAGACCGGTGGTGACACCTGGCAAGAGAAGCTGAAAAACGTATGGCGAGACAAGCTCTTGCCTGTAGTGAAAAGCGGAATGCAGGATATAACAGAGGCTATTGCCTCTTTTGGTCCAGTAATAGCACAGACATTAGGTATGGCGGTGATTCCTGGGATTAAGGCAATGATTGTGGGCATTGGAATGGGATTTGATACTGCAATTTGGGAGATGATGAAGAGCACGGTGGCTCTTCCTGGAGAAATAAACGCTGCTTTAGCTCGTGAACGAGAACGAGCAGAGGCATCAGGGACTCCGTTTAATTGGGATGATGTCTTGCCTGCACGTGGGCCAAGGACACCCGCCACTCTTAGCCCGGAAGAGGCAGCTCTACTTCAACAACGAATGGCTATTGTAGCAGGCCTTCCAGGATCCGTAACTTTACCTCCAGGATCTCTGCCTTTACCGGGGGCGTCACTTGGTGCCCCCAATAGAATAGATGCCTTGGAAAAGGCTGTTACGGAAAACACGGATGCAGTCAATGATAACACTGTAGTTACTGATGACTTTACAAGGACGGCAAGCGAGCAAAGGCGATATGAATACCGTGATCTCATAGAGTCCAGGAAGCATAGAGGAATAACAAACATTACTCCAACCAGCGATATTCAAAATGTGGTTAATGAGTTCATGGGGAAGGCTGGCAATCAGATGCTAGGCTCACTGGAAGGTACGCTGATGAGCGCGGTTACCGATCCGATTACAGGAGCGCTAGATAAGTACTTGGGGCCGACATCAACCAGAATTGGCGAGCTTGCAGACCGAGTCTTCCACATGTTCGACTTCCCGATGAGTGGACTCAATACAGCTCTTGGCTGGCTCGTTGATCTGCTGGGTGGTCCGTCGTACACCCAAGGACGTTACACCTATGCGGGTGCTTACGCGGGCGGCGGAGACACTGGCGGTTTATCTGCTAGTTCGGCTGTGCATGTTGGAGAGATCAATGTCTATGGCGGGCCTGAGGAGACAGGGACAGCCGTGGTTGATCAGATAGCCGAGTATGAGGCGTTAACTACGCATCAGATGGCGCGGTCTCTCAAGCGCGGGATGCTTAAGCGAGAAGCAACGGAGCGATAATGCATAACGCAGCACTCAAAGATGAACAGACGGGTGAGATTCTGCAGCTGTGGGCTGTTGTGTCTGAGAGCCCGCGTTTCCCGAATACGGTCACTAGTGAGCCAATTGATGTAGGCTCCTCTGGAGGGCGTCTTGATGCACGTGTGCTTGGTGACAGCATCCATCATGAGCCGATGGTGCTCGATGTGGTTGTGGATCTTACAGGTGATCCTGGGCGCGCAATGGGGTCTGTGGGAGGGCGCGGGTATGAGATTGAGCAGTACAATAAGCTCGTTGATTTCTCTAACCGCAACACGACCTTTACCTATATTTCGTATCTATTCATCAATCAATCAGCGTTAAGTGATGAGGTTCAGCCAGGGCTCAACTTTCAATTCTTGGTGATGACCAACTTCAAGCCGATCAAGGGGGGCAAGCGACCGATCAATATCATCGGAGCACGCTTGCAACTACAGAGTGTGGTGATCACCCATGGCGGACAGCCGATTACCGATCCTGACGAAGCATATGACTATGGAGAGCAGCAACTCAGATACAATGAGGATATGGCGAAATGGAGTGCTTTTTCATGGTTTACTTTCGCAGGGGCAATGATTGGCTCCGCTTTCGGACCGGTCGGTACTTTAATTGGAGCAGGAATTGGTGCAGTTGTCGGTGCAGTTGTCCCTTACGTTGGGAGTCTTTTCACTGCTACTGGAAGCGTGCCGAGGCAGATATTCACTACCGAGATTAATGGAAAGACCTTTGCCTTTGAGCTGCGTAGCAATACGGCGCATGACTTTGTGACCTTTTCCATGGCTTATGATGGGACAGATCTCGTGCGCGAGCGCCGAATTACCTACGGGGAAGACTTGCTGGCCGGCGTAGTGGATCCATCTGTACGAGGGCTTCACATTGTGGCACTCGATCCCACACAACAAGAGACAAGTGTTACCACAGAGAACCTCGGGCGCACAGTACAATTAGCAGCTTTCTCGGAGAACTAGATGGCCAAGCGAATTCAGGAATTCAAGACAGAGGGTGGAGGGTGGCGGATAAAGGTCACTACCGCGAGCGGCAAGGAGTTCTTTTCAAAGGAGCAGCAACAGCCGCGCCGGGGGCAACAGAGTACCGACGCTCAGTATCTCATTCGCTTTCACATGCCGTTTGACGTTGCTGCCGATTCTAACCTTGGCAAGCTGTTGCTCTATAACCTATTACCAGAATCGGTAAAGGCGTTCAAACGCAACGATCTTGTGCGCGTTGAGGCGGGCTATTACCCCTTTGAAAAGCACAAGGAGCTGGTGATTGAAGGGACTATTGAGGACCTCGTTGTGCAAGAATTATCGCAGGTTACCCGTGCACTAAGCATACAGATTGGTGATACCACGGATGTATGGCCCGTGAAGGTAGTATCAAAGTTGTATGGCCCCGGGGTGTTGGGCTCGGTTGTTGCCCGCGATCTCATCAACGAAATGGGGCTAAAGGTGGGCAAACTGGAGCCTAAAGAAGACCCAACGTACCGCAAGGGCCTGTCCTTTGTTGGAGCTGTTCGCCCTGAGCTAGAGATGGTGGTCCGCGATATGAAGAGCAAGCTGCACATCTCCCGGCGCAAAGTGTACATCCTCGATCCAGTGAAAGGCATTCCCTCTGGCATTACCTTGTCATGGGAGAATGGGTTGTTAGCGGCGAAGCCAGCCATGGCATTATCTAGTGACTTTCAGTATGTGCAAACGTTCACTGCCAGTGAGAAGCCAGTCATTTATCAGATTGAGGCGCTTCTCACCCCCAAACTGTGGGCGGATTCTGAGTTTGAGATTGATGCGGAAGATCTTTCGGGACGGTTCCGGGCAATCCAGGGTAGCCATGATTGCACAGGGCAACGGTTTCTCTCGTCATTGCGAATAGCCAAGGTGGCCTAAAGTGGAAGAAAACTTGAGCGTATTGATGCGACAGTTAATGGAAGCACGACTAGAGCGTGTGCATACCTGGTTGCCGGCCAAGATTGTCACATTTGACGCCGAGAAACTGCGCGCAACGGTACAGCCAACGATCAAGAAGGTGGTTGGGCCTGATGGAAATGAGACGAAGCTTCCCTATCCATTGATCCTTGTAGTGCCTGTGGATGTGATCAAGACGGCAAACTTCATCATTCGTCCACCATATGCCAAGGACGATCCTATCACTCTGGGCTTCTACGAGCGCTCGGTGGAGGAGATCCTGCGTGACATTGAGCAACGGGATCCGGCGTTTTCGCGCAAGCACCATCTCAAGGATGCGATTGTTGTGCAGGGGCGGATGACCGACAAGGAGGGCAACGAACATCCAGCGCCTGGTTGTTGGTTAGATCAGATCATCATTCATCGTCGTGGAACAGGAACGGTAGTCAGGATCACTGCTGATGGAGATATTGTCATTCAGTGTGATCCGGCGCAAGGGGTGTACCTCGGCCCAGGGCCAATGGAGGACGTAGCGCCCGAAGTGGTGGCACCGTATCAGATGATCAGGGGCACGCCACATAAAGCATGGGCCGATGCACACGTGCATGGTGGGGTAGAGCCGGGGAGCGGAGTTACGGGGGCACCTACTACGCCGTCACCTGCGCTAAGCGAACATGTACACGTAGGAGATTGATATGGCTGATTCTTATCCAACAACTTCGTTCAAGCTTTCGACGATGACTCAAGCTGGTGTGCTGGGCACGATCTTTGATCTTGCGCTGGGGGATGATGGTGGGCCACAACTTTGCCAGGACGCAGAAGAACTGCGGCAGGCAACAGCGCTTCGCCTGTTGATGGTGCGCGGAGAGGCGTGGGAGGATCTTGCTTGTGGTCTTCCCTGGCATAGCCTGGCGGGGATGAAACCGACCAACAGGGACTTGCTACGCTTCGAGATGTTGACCGAGCTACGCAAGGATGCGCGGATTCGTCAGGTCGATTCGTTAAGTATTACTGAGGACGTGTTGCGACGATCCGTTTCGGTGACTGCCTATGTGACTGCACGGGATGGTTCAAAGGTGAAGGTGACGTTATGAGCGTGACAATAAATGGAGAGGAGTACGGGGTACTGACAACGGGCTTTCGGCGCCCGAGCAAGGCGCAGATCCTTGCACAACTGAGGATTGATGCTCTTGATGGCTCACAGGGATTTGGACCGAATGCAGATTTAGGGGCCTCCTCGCCCCTGGGGCGCTTCTTGGCGGTGATTGCTGAACGCCTGGATATTCGCTGGCAAACGGAAGAAGCGCTATATTATGCGGGCTACATTCCTACGGCTACTGGAGCAGCACTAGCCCTCAAGACAGCGGAGATGGGCATCACGCGACGTGCGGCCGCGTATGCACGAGGCATCGTTACCTTCCGGGGAGACGCGGGGACCATCATTGTAGCGGGCACGCAATTACAGGCAACAAATGGCTCGCTCTTCCGAACGCTTGAAGCAGCAGAGATTCCGGCGCGAGGCCGAGTTGATGTAGAGGTTGAAGCCGCGTTGGCAGGCATATCTGGCAACGTTGCGGTGGGCACAATCAACACAATAGTTAGCTCCATCTCTGGCGTAGACTCAGTTGCCAATGAATACGATCCCGGGACCACGCTCTTGCTTGGTCAGAACGTAGCGGGATCGATTGCGTTGGCAGCCGATGGGGCAAAGAACGACTATCAACTGGTGCAGATTGCTGACATCCTTCACCCACATACGGTAGACGATATCACTCTCGTGGTGGCAAACGATGTTGAGCCGACACCATCCACTGCTACCTTCAACGTGCACATTGAGGTTGTCGATCACTTCAACGGTGAACTTCTCGGCCGCACAGAGACTCAAACGTTTGAGTTGACTGCTGGGGAGCAACACACGGTGCAATTTACTGATGAAGGGATTGATATCCATGCGGCGGTTAGCGATTACGTGCGAGTGTTAATCGTCAATGAAGAGTCAAGCGAAGCAGTGCTTGGCTTGTGCTATGATGATGCAAATCAGTACCAACACGCTGCACTCTATCTAAATACTGTCAAACAGACTGACTATGATGCGGTGATGAGCATAACCTCGCGCCTCACCGGGGCAACCGCTGGTGGAGATGATGGCGAGACGGATCCCGACCTACGGCTTAGATATAGGCTAACCTCGGCAACCTTTGGCTCTGCTACGGCGGAGGCTGTGCGCTCACAGATCTACAGGGTAACAGGCGTAAAATCCGTGTACGTGCGACAGAACCGCATGGACTACGTTGTCGATGGCATGAACCCGCACTCTATTGAGGCTACGGTGTACGGTGGAGATCCGGATGATGTTGGGGCAGCTTTGCTCTCCTCAGTGCCCGCGGGCTGTGAGACCCTGGGTAGCTCTGCGGTAACCGTGCTCGATTCAATCAATCAAGCGCATGTGATGCGCTACAACAAGGCGGCGCGCATCAACATCTACGTGGCAATCGCGCTCTCGGTTGATGGTGCTTTCTCTTATGACTCGGGGGTGGAAACGATCAAAGATGTGCTTATAGGCTACATCGGGGGTGAAGACTCTACTGGAGCATTTCACATTGGTCTGTTGCCTGCGGCCGATGTTGTCTATCAGAAGTTGGTGGCGCTGGTGATGGCTATTGATGGTGTGACGGATGTGACTGTCAAGCTAGGGAAGACCGCCAGCCCAACCGGAACGTCAAACATCGCGATTGCCGCAACCGAAGTGGCGGAGACCAAGGCCGAGTATCTCACAGTAACGGTGGGCTAATATGAGCGAACTACAGGAGATCCTTAACGAAGAAGTGCTGGGTCACTACTACAATACCTCCGAGGGCGGAGGGATAGCCAAACTGTTCTACCCTTACGCGCAAGCCATCGATCGTAGTGGTGGGTTGTTAGAGCGTATCCAGCGCGATCGCTATTTGGAGACCGCGACTGCTCGATCACTTGATCTTATCGGCTTAGGCATCGGTGTGGGGCGCGAACAAGATGAGACTGATGAGAAGTACCGCCAACGCCTCTATTTAGAGATTATGGTCCTCATCTCTCAGGCAACATTAGAGGAAATTAGGGCCATCTTAGTAGCAGCGCTTGGGGTGGCTCCTGATGCTATTTTGATTTACAACAACGAGGCCCCATCGCAGGGGCTGACCGATCTGCCTTTTTTCTGTGAGATCTCCCTTAATCACGGCTGCATGTTGTTAGGTGGAGAGACCCGTCTATTCAAGTTCTCAGACGCTCCGACAACGTCAACATACAACAGTAAGCGGGGGTTTGATAACGGGAAATGGCGGGAGAATAACAAGACGCAGGTGCAGATGTTGGTGAAAACAAATCAGTGGATTGAGCGCATCTTGGGCACGGGAGTACAGTACCAGATTGCCACACATGGAGGATTCAAGTTTTCAGATCAAGCTACTGTGTCGACGTTTGACAGTGATCGCGGGTTCGATAATGGCCGATGGCGGAGGGTGATGGTGGTATAAGCCGATGGCGTGAGGGGGATGGGAAACGATGAGCACACATTCTAAGGGGTTATTAGATCTACACAATACCGCGTGGGAGACACAGGGCACCGAACGGGCAGCAGGCACGCGCAACTGGGCGGCGGCCGAAGAACCACCCGCCGAGAACTTCGATCACCACTTCTACTGGACATTCAAAGATGTTGAGAATCTCGTAGATGTGATCGAGGCCCAGCTATTGCCACAGCGATTCGGACCGGAGGCAATCAATCTTGTTGGCGCTGCCAGCGGGGTATTTGATTCGCTTGTTGCTGCAGACGACCGCCGAATACCAGTGATCAAGCTTGCTGCAGACGCTGATGAAGAGTGTCAGTTGGTGGCCAAGGTGTTGAAGGACAACTCAGTAACCAGCCCTGTGGCCACGAAGGTGGCGATTGAATGGTCCTCGGCGGCGGTAGTGGCCAAGACCGCGGGATTCGCCGTCAAGTATCAAGCCGTAGCAGAGGGCGCAACCTTCACTGGCACCGCATCGACGATCGTCAAGAATGCATCAGATAGCGCGGTGGCTCATGGGCGGGTTAGAACCGTGATTGATCTTCCGGTGCTCATTCAGGGGCAGGTGCTCAATCTCACGGTAATGCATACGGGCACTACCGACGACATGGAAAATGACGTGTGTGTGCATATGATTGAGGTGATCTAAGATGCGTGATCGATACAACATTAAGGCGTATGGTACATACGCTGACATGCCTGCGGCAAGTACTGACCTGACAGAAATGGAGTACATAGTCATCTCAGGCACAAATGCGGGCAAGCGGTACTACTGCGATGGCAGTGCCTGGATAGAGCTGTCGCTGCAAGATCATGCGCTTGATCCGGATTTTGGTCCGCACGTGGGTACGCTGCCCAAGGCAAAAGTGGCTGGGCTCAAGATCGACTGCCAGATCTTCGTACAAGATACCGATCCAGCATTGGTGCCGGAAAACAACGTAGCACATGGAGATATCTGGATCCAGCGACACAATGACAACCGGGATCCAGTGGTCGAGCGGTCGTACTGGTGGACACGGTACGTTAGTGGCGATGGCTTAACCGAGCGTTGGGACTCGATGGCCGATCGGCTAGACGGGTACTCCTGGGAAGAGTTTATGTTGAACGCCCTGGCCGATCAGTATGCATCAGCGGTGGGCGCGCCACACGGTTACAAGGCTAAGACAGCAGTGTTATCAGATGATTCAGACCTTATTGGTGGGCTCTCAGCAACACAAGTAATGCTTCTATCAGAGGAGCTGTTTGGGGACTAGGAGGCGATTGTTGTGATAGGGGATGTACATTCTGCTCATGAGGTAAAGGCAAACGGGGCGTACTTGGATGTCAAGCCAGCTAGCGCAGGGGAGCTGTGGCGTGTGCGCGGTATTTACTTTTCTACTCAAGGTGTAGCCGAGGATATCGAGGTAGTGCGCACTGACGGGGCAAACGAGATTGAGCTTGAGAAGAGTGGCGCTGATGTGACGGGTTACATTGGGATGCCCTGGGTGGTGTCGAGCACGACCTGGATCCGCATCAAGAACACATCCGGTGTATCGCAGACCCTCGGCTATGACGCGATCGAGATCCACGTAGCAGCGTAGGGGGAGTCATGGAGAAGAGAGTTGGCACGGGAGATGTGTTCCATATCCCGTCTCCTGGCGGGTGGAGCGTGATCAAGAATGCGCTCATATACGAGCCTGATTCAACGACTTGGGCTGGGCTCGCTGGAGACATTATTGTGGCTAATTCAATGGTTGGTCAAGGGAACGGACTATGGGGTTTTGACATACCGGGAGGGGTTAATCTGTTCCCTCATGCTGTTATGGTCGACCCCTACGGTGTTGCGCTTGCGTGCGCATTGTTACAGACAAAGGACGGAGACGCAAGCGTCGCGGCTATGGGGTTCAATGGAGACCATGTGCGGGTGCACGTCATTCGACCAACGCTAGAAGACAATGCTTTGCCTAGAATGGGAGAGGCTAAGTGGAGAATTGGGCGAATGGACTATGTGCAGCCGATGCCGTATGCGCTTGACGTGGTGGCGTTTAACAACACTGATGGCCAGTGTGCGGCGGCTGTTAAGCCTGGCGATTTGGTGATCTGTATGGTAACCCGCATAGACGATATAACCGGGCCAGCGCTGACGGAGTTGGTTTCTTCGGTGGATACCGCAGGAGCGGTGAGCCCCACAAACGTAACACAAGCAATATATGTTGTCACTGAACCTGGCGACCTTAGCGTGGAATTCAGCGTGGGATTCCGGTTTCCGCCCTCATCGCCTGGAGTGGTTGTGTTGCGTCCCGTGTCGCTTGGGCGGCTAGGGTAGGAAAAGGAGACCCGG